CAACATCGTTGGGTACTACGGTTTCAGTAGGTCCATGTACTAGTGTGGCAACCGAACGAGATAAATATTGACCTCCACTTACCTGCCTGTGATCCACTCTGAGAAACTCAGCAGTAGCACCCAGGTAGCATTTATGTTTCTGAAACCGTATGTTATAATCTGCTGCTTTACGGGACAGATTCTGGACCTGGTTTAGTGTCTTTATACTCGCTAGTACGTCATCACCGTTATGTGTAGTTACACTATCTTTCGTGATACCACATATATCTAGATATACATAATTGAGTACTGTGTTCATGAACGTTGTCAACCGCCATCCAGATAGAAGGGTGCCAATAGTCTTCACCATTTGTTTCCTACCTTCTATATGTAACTTACTGTCACTTAGGCTCGACTGCACCCAGGCAATAGCTCTGATTTGATCATCATCTAAGTAGTTCTTAAAACAGGCTACATATGCATCCATCACGGCGCTCATCGTAGTTACACTATGTTGTGAGTTGAAGTCCTCAAAATCAAAACAATATGGTATACCATTATTCAACACCTGTTTCACCGTTTCTCTTACGTTGGCAACGGTTGCGCTAGGGCCGATAGGGAAGTGTTTACTTAACATTTCTACACACCCTTTAAAAGCATAACTTGATAGTATGAAATTGGTTACATCTACACCGTAAATAGCTCGTTGCTTACCCCATTCATACTTCGTACTTGACCATGCTTCCATAGATGGTGGTCTACTCAAGAAGTGTTCTATATTGTAAGTAGGCATTCTACTTAGCGCATAAAACTTGTTACGTAGCCCTACATCTTTAGCTTTGAACTCATCATCTTCAGGGTATTGTGAATGATAAGCACCGGTGGGTGACCATTGCCAACGCATAGCCCAATGATTTATCCATGTACTTCTAGTTGGGGTACCTCCACTCACTTTTACGCGCTTAAATAACCTCAGTGCTCTTTCAAATATCATTTCTCTCGTGAAAGTTACTGTATTTGGATCAGTCCTATTCTTAACTTCAGAGTTCCAGTCAACTTCACCTAAACCTCTGTTGACTAATACTTCTAGCTCAAAGAATGGTGTGAGATCTAAGTCAACGAGGTTTTGCACAGCTTTCAGCCTGCCTGAGAACTGGTTCTTTACTTGGGAGAAAAAGTCAGCCACTGACTTATAACGCCACTGCCAGATTAGTGAGTCTTTAATGATTCCCCTGTGCTGCATAGGTAGTGCCTTAGCCCATACAAGCAACCCAGCTAGAAAGCTTTCATGTAGGTCAAGCTTGGCTAGACTCTCAAGTAAAGGAAGTACAAACGGAACATCCCTTCTGAACACGTCTAACCCTATCTTTCGTAGTTCTTTAATGGTTATGTGCCTGAGGTGCCTACTAGATACCTTACATACGGGGGGTTCAGCAGATCCATCGAACCAGGTCTGTAGCGTGGCAAGGCGTGTTAACGGCACATTCTGACTAGACCTCTTTGTCACATGTAATACATATTGTAAAACTTCCTGTCTGTTAACTGGACCATATGGGAACAGATCAGG